AGAAAAAATAGTAAATGATGTTGAGCAACTTGTTAAAGAAGATTCGAGAGAAACCAACCAGGAGTTAAGAGATACCACGAAGGACATTCAGGAAGACATGGCAAGATTAACGGATAAGTTGGAATCAGCCATGACTGAGCTAGAAGAAAAAATAGAGAAAAGAATAAAACTAGCATTAGAGAATCCTTTATCACAAATGTAGCATGGCTAAAACACCATCCAACGAATACTTTACACCAGTTAAAAAAAGGACTAGTATAGGCCGTTCTTCACGCACAAGGCCGAAGAACAAAAACAAAAGACGCCAATATGTTAAATATAGGGGGCAAGGGTGAGAAAAGGTTTATACGCTAACATTCATGCTAAAAGAAAACGTGGCGCAAAAATGCGTAAGAAAGGTGCAAAGGGTGCACCTACTGCAGCTAACTTTGCGAGAGCAAAACAAACAGCGAGGAAGAGATGACAAAATTATGTCCTAGAGGTAAAGCAGCAGCTAAGCGTAAATTTAAAGTTTACCCTAGCGCGTACGCAAATGCTTATGCTTCAAAAATTTGTGCAGGTAAGATCAAAGACCCTAGCGGTGTAAAAAGAAAAGATTTTAAAGGACCTAAACCAGCAGGTAAAGCTGGTGGTGGAGAGATAGTAGATTTCAATAAGATATCTCAAGATAGAAAAAAAGTTTCCATGTTTAACAATGGCGGCATAGCGAGAGGCTGTGGTGCTATCATGGAAGGCAAAAGAAAAAAAACTAAGTTTGGATAATGTCTGGGCACAAAGGTTTAGCTAAGTGGTTTAAGCAAGATTGGGTCGACATAGGCGCTAAGAAAAAAGGCGGCGGTTTTAAAAAATGTGGTCGGTCTAAACTAAAAGCAGATAGAAAAAGAAAGTATCCAAAATGTGTTCCTGCTGCAAAAGCAGCAAGAATGACAGAGAGTCAAAGACGATCAGCAGTGAAAAGAAAAAGAAGTAAACCTCAAGGTGTTGGAGGTAAACCAACTAATGTGAAAACATTTGCAAAAAAAGCCATGGGTGGTTTAATAGAAAGAAGAGCGGGAGCAGCCCAAAGAGGCTTTGATTTTAAAGGTGTATTCTAAAAAAGAGATAGTAGCAGACGTTCGTAAGTGGTCTGAACATTACTTAGAAATACCCAATAAACATTTAGGTGGTTTTCCAGCGTGTCCTTTTGCTAAGAAAACTTGGAAAGACAATAAAGTCGTTATTGAAGTAAAACGTAAAAGCAAGTGGTATAAAACAGAATTGAATGCTCATTTGAAGCAGTTAGACTTTTCTGTTCATGAAATATTGATATTTTGTGATCCTTACTTTAATTATTCCTTAGAGCAATTTCAGGATATTATAGATGCGTACAATACTTGGTATAATAAGAAGGATATATATTTTATGGGTTTTCATCCCCACAATCCAGCCAACGAGGAGGAGCAAGAGTTTCTTGTCACTCCAAATGGGGACGCCCCTACTGTAGAAAGCGACATGGAATATTCCATGATGCTGGCACAAAAGTTCTCGCAATTACAGGAAGCTTCTGATAAATTACACAGGATTGGTTACTATAAGTTGTGGCCAAAAGGATACTATCAAGACGTTGTAGTATCAAGACAAAAAACCTATAGACGAATATTCGGAGGTCAATATGATGGGTAAGAAAAAACAAGTAAGAATGAAAGGCGGCGGCGCTATGAAAGGCAAGAAAAAACAAGTTGCTAAAAAACGTGGCGGCGGTTCTATGATGAACAAGATGATGGGTGGCGGTTCTATGATGGATCGTGTATCACCTAGAAAAGCTATGGGCATGATGGGTGGCGGAGCTGCCATGAAGGGTAAGAAAAAAGCTGTTAAAAAAAGAGGTGGCGGAATGATGAAAAACGCTGTCAAAAAAAGAGGCGGCGGAATGATGAAAAAGAACGGCAAAAAATAGATGCCAACTTACGCTTCAACAGCAAACTTTGACCTCAGCATAGATGATATAGCTGAGGAAGCATATGAACGTTGTGGTTTGCAAGTTCGTAGTGGATACGATTTGCAAACTGCAAGACGTTCCTTAAATCTATTATTAGCAGAGTGGGCTAATAGAGGATTAAATCTTTGGACAATACAACTACAAGAAAAAACAATTGCTGCAACGACAACAAGTTTAACAGGAACAAGTTTATTTGGTAGTGGTGCGAATGATAGTCAACAAATAGTAGATATTACTGATGTAGTTATTAGAGATTCTAGTAACAATGATTTTTCTGCTAATTCAATAAGCAGATCTACTTATTTAAACTATGCTGTTAAAACAACCAGCGGAAGACCAACTCAATACTATTTTGAACGTACGATAAACCCAACACTATTTCTATATCCTGCAGCTGATACAACTTACACTCTAAGGTATTATGCTCTTGTTCGTATGTTTGATGCGGGCGATTACACAAATAATGCTCAGATTCCTTTTCGTTTTCTTCCATGTATGACTGCTGGATTAGCTTATTACATGTCTATGAAAAAAGCGCCAGATAGAATTCAATTATTGAAACAAATTTATGAAGATGAGTTTCAAAGAGCCGCTGCACAAGACGGCGAAAGAACCAGTTTATTTTTAACACCTAAAACCTATTTACCATCAGGAGCTTAAATGGGTAAGTATGCATCAGGCAAATTTGCTAAACGCATATCTGATAGATCAGGTATGGCTTTTCCATACAATGAGATGGTCAAAGAGTGGAACAATTCCACTGTTCATATTTCTGAATACGAAGCTAAACATCCTCAATTAGAGCCTCTACCTATTATTCAAGACCCACAATCTTTACAAGATGCTAGACCTCAAATAGCAAATTCAACATGTTTTGTTGGTTTAATAGGAGTAAATACAAACAGATTTGCTAATGTGGGCATGCAACCAAAAACAGAGGCTAAAGAAACAAGATTGCAGAGCTTTGCAGGAAATGTTACAGTGAGCACATCATGACCGATTATTCAGATTTGTTATCTAATGTAAGAGATTATACTGAAACATCTTCTGATGTATTATCAGATTCTATTATAAATCAATTTATTATATCTACTGAAGACAAGCTAAGAAGAACAGTAGATCTAAGTTACTACAGAAGATATGACACTGCTACACTTACTGTAAATAATGCTTTTTTACCGCTTCCTGCAGATTGGGAAGCAACCAGATATATTCAGTTAATAGACGGTTCTAATAATAGAACATTCTTGATACAAAAAGACATTTCGTTTATGAATGAATTTGCGCCGAATAGGACATCAACAGGAGCAGGTACTCCCAAGTATTATGCTGTATATGACGATGACACTCATATGTTGGCGCCAACCCCGAACGCTGCATTAACTGTAGAGCTCGCATACACGTACAAGCCACCTGTCTTATCCAGTACGACAACATCGAATTGGGTTAGTCAGAACGCTCCAAACGTGCTTTTATATGGTTGTGTTTTGGAGGCACTTGGATACTTGAAAGGTCCAGCCGATATGATACAATACTATGATAAAATGTATAATCAGTCTGTACAGGCTCTAGCCACATATGAGATGGGGCGTGACCGTAGAGACGAATTTCGAGATGGCGTTATTCGTATCCCTCTCGAGTCTAGGAACCCATAGGAGATTATTATGGCAATTACACAAGCTGTATGCAACAGTTTCAAAGTGGAGATCCTGAAAGGCCTACACGATTTTACGGCTACGACGGGGAATGCTTTTAAACTAGCGCTATATGACAACGAAGCTACATTAAGTAAATCAACAACTGCTTTTACACAAACTGATGAAGTAGCAAACTCAGGAACTTATTCTGAAGGCGGTGGAACATTAACGTCCGTAACACCAACTTTATCAAGTGATACTGCTGTATGTGATTTTAATGACATATCATTTACAAGTGCAACTATATCTGCGCAAGCTGCTGTTATTTACAACAGTTCAACTGTATCTGGTTTGACTACAAACGCATCAGTATGCGTTCTTGATTTTGGCGCTGTTAAATCTTCAACTGCTGGTACGTTCACAATTACGTTTCCTGCTGCTGAAGCAACTGCTGCAATTTTAAGAATAGCATAGGAGATAAAACATGGCCTCTATCCAAGGATGGGGCCGAGAAACTTGGAACAGTGGTGCCTGGTCGGAACAAGCACCTGTATCTGTTACAGGTAATGGCCTCACGTCATCTCTAGGTACTGAGACAGTTACCACTGACCAAAACATTTCAGTAACAGGTATTGGACTTACCTCTACGGCAGGAACTGCTGTAGGCACAGGTATAGCTGAAGTAAGCCCTACTGGAATAGCACTCACTGCATCTTTAGGTGAAGAATCACTTTCAACAGATCAAAACATTTCAGTAACAGGATTAGGCACCACATCTTCCATAGGCACTTTCTCTATATCAGGTGATGGACAAACTACTATTGTGGCTGGTGCTGAAACAGCTATGCAATCGTCTGTTGGACAAGCAGAGGCAGATCCTGAATTTGTTGTGTTCCCAACTGGTAATGCTTTAACATCAGCTGTTGGAACAGTCGGAACATCCGTATTTGTTACAGGTGTAGGCTTAACTTCTAGCCTTGGTGAAGAAACTCAAGAAACGAGTTATGAAGCTCCAAGCGTATCCGCTACCTCCAATGTTGGATCTGTAAATATTCGTACAGATGTAAGCTTTACAATAACAGGAGTTTCTGGTACAAGTGCAATTGGTACTTTACAAGGGACCTTCTGGTCACAAGTAGATGACTCAAACAGCGATATAAGTTGGACAGAAGTTCACAAAGCTGCATAAAAGTTTTGACAAACTTTAAATTAATCATTAAATTTTAAATTAGGAGATTAAATGGCATCAACATTTTCGACAGGTCTGAGAATAGAGCTACAAACTACTGGAGAAAATTCAGGAACTTGGGGTACTATTACAAACAATAACTTCTCTCAAGTATTTGAATTTGCTATTGC